GTTTAATGGTAACTGAGCAAACAAGTATTCTAACATCTTCAAGAAATATCAATAGTGCTACTGGTGACCAAAATATATTTGGTACTCCTCAAGATGTTATTACACTAGCTGCTAACACTACTTATATGATTCGTGGTTATTTATTTTTAAGTATGGGTACAACAACAACTAGACATATAGCATTAAGGTTTACTGAAAGTCTTTCTGCAAATCCATCTACAATTCATTTCTCCACAATAGGAGCGCCTTCTACTGGCGGTGCTCCGTCAAGAACACAAGATATGGCCTATTTTACAACGCTATCGGGTGGTAATATGACACAAAGCACTATTACTAATGCTAACTACAATGCTTGGATTACTGGTGTAATAACAACTGTAGACTCAGTTACTATTACCCCACAGATTGCATTCAGTGCTGCACCGGGTAATACCTGTTCTGTGAGTATGGGTACTTATATTTCGTTTATTCCCTGTGGTTCTAATACTATGGCCGCTGTTGGTCCTTGGAGTTAATACATGAAAAACGACATCTTTGATACTACGGAGTCTATGCTAACCAGATATGGTATAGACATTGGTTTGTTATTATCTGGTTTCTTTGGTGCATTGCTCCTAGTATCACGGAAGTCGGGGCAAAAGCTTGGCACATCTTTAGCAGCTCTCATGGCTGGTACTGCGTGTGCTAACTACTTGACACCCATTGTTTTAAACTACATGCCTGAAACAGTTCGGTTAAATGGCAAGTATGCCGTAGCCTTTGCTATGGGCTTCCTAGGTCTTAAGGGTCTTGAGTTTATTATTGATACTTATATAATCAGTAATAAACAAGAGACACATAAGAAGACCAGAAAGAAGAGGAAACACTGATGGTTCCTGAACTATTGTCAATGCTAGGTGGTGGAGTTGTTGGATTTATCTTTCGGTTTATGGCTGAAAAAAGACAAGACCAGAAAGAGATGTTTAATAGATTATTACAATTAAACAATGTCCAGCAAGAGAATTATGACAAAGCTGCTAAGCGAGTTCCCATAGATGTCGGCAAGGGAATCCGTCAGATAATCGTCCTAACTGTATTGTTTGCAGCTCTTTGCGCTCCCTTTGTCTTACCCTTCTTTGGTCTACCTACCTTCGTAGAAGTAGATAAAGTAGAGTCAGATAAGTTGTTTGGCCTAATAGGTGGATCTACTAGTAAGGTCTTTGTAGAACTCAATGGGTATCTCTATTCATCTGAGCTAAGACAGATACTAGTGAGCATCGTAGGTTTCTACTTCGGATCATCCGCTGCAAGTAATAAGAACTGAGGTAACTATGGTTAAACTATATTTATTATTAATATCCTTGTTATCTATAGGATGTGCTAGTGACCCTAAGATCATCCCAGATGTTACTGGTGACAGTGTACTTATGATGAAACTCAAGCATGATATAACCAACAACTCTGTAGACTGTAGCTATGGTTGGTTGTTCTGGTATATTCCTATTGCCCTCGTTTTACTAATGTGGGCGTATCGGGAATTTATTAAGAAAGGTAAAAATGAAAAAAATGAAACCAAAGGGTAAGGCTGGTAAAGCCGCAGTAGAGCGGCTTGGTCGTACCTATAAGACTGGTGGTTTTAGCAAGATTGCTAGTAAAGCCGCCAAGAAGTATGGTTCAAAAGCCGCTGGCGAACGAGTAGCCGGGGCTGTGTATTGGGGAATGGTAAAGAAAAAGAAAGGTTCAAAATGAAGAACATGAAATCAAAGAAAATGATGTCTAAGGAAATGCCTGTTAAGAAGAAGGCTAGTAAGAAGGTTATGAAGAAGAAGGGAATGAAGTAATATGGAATCATTTATTGGTTCAATCTGGTTTGCCTGCTTTACATTTGTAGGTGGCTATGTCCTTGGTAATGTCTTTGGCATTGCTGAGCTTGGAAAGGTATTCAAGAAGTGAATACTCCCGAGCTTATCAACGCCCTCAACCGGGAACTGTTGATGAAGCTCATGGATGATCTAAATGATCCCATGAAGTGCAGCCCCGGCCTGTATACGGTTATCCGAGGGATCATTAACGATAACCGGGAAGTCTTAGATTCCATCTCCCGCAAGGAGCTGGATACCGTGGAAGAAGCCTTGAAGACCAAGGCTCCCTTCCGATTCAAGTCAGCCGCCATAGGTTGACTGGCTCCTGTCAAGGGAGTTTCGCTACCAGAGGGGCTAGGATGGCTTAAGTGTCATCCTAGCCTTTTAAGGCGGTCTGGGTAGCCCCCGGACCAAGGAAGTCCTAGGATTGGCTCCTAGGGGCTAGAAAGAGGTGACCATGCAAGTACCAAAAGAAATGTTAGAGGACTTTAGGAACCATTTATGGGCGTGCTTTAAGTATTTGGGACTAGGTGAACCTACCCCTATACAGTATGTCATTGCCCAGAGGCTACAGGAGGGCCGTCAGGACTTCCAGTTACAGGCAGGCCGAGGCTTCGGTAAGTCTGTAATAGCCTCCTGCTTCGTCAGTTGGTTGCTATTAAACAACCCTAATAGAACTATTCTGGTTACCTCAGCTACCGCAGATAGGGCCGCTAAGTTTATTTCCCAGACCCGTAATATCCTACGGTTAGTTCCCTATTGCAAGCATATGGAACCCCAAGACTTTGATAAAGACAATGCTTTTGGTTTTAATTTACATAACCGGAGTATCTTTAGTCAGGACTTGAATCTAACAGCCAGAGGTATTACAGGTCAGATCACAGGTTTACACGCTGATGATATCATTGCGGATGACCTAGAGATCCCCGAAAACTCAGATAGCCCCGCATCACGGGAAAAACTGTATAACAAGGTTCAGGAGTTTGAGCAGGTTCGTAATAAGATTCCTGATGGCAGGGTAATATTCCTAGGTACTCCTCAAACAAAGGATAGTATTTATATTAAATTAAAAGAAAACTATACTATTCTTAAGTTCCCCAGCGAGATGCCCGATGTTAATATACCCGATGAGTGTGAGGATGTTGATGAATACATCCTAAGCCTAGGCGTAGACGCTGGTGAACCCACACAGCCCGAGCGGTTCTCCAAAGAAGTTCTTAAAAAGGTAGAAGCTAAGATTGGTCCTACCCTTTATGCTCTGAACTATAAGCTTATTACTTCTTTGGCTGATAACAAGAAGTACCCACTCAGGCTTCAGGATCTAATAGTCATGGATACTTCTCCTGACTTGTTCCCTGAAAAGGTTGTTTGGGCTAATGCTGTGCCAAATAAACGAGTCAATAGCTATGGAATGAAGGATGATCTGGTTTATGAGCCTATGTGGGTATCTGACAACTTTGTTGAATACAGTCAAAGTGCTATGTTCATTGACCCCTCAGGTCGTGGTACAGACGAAACAGCCATTTGTGTGGCATCTACGGTAAATGGTTACATTGTTATCCATGAAATCTTTGGATTACCCGGTGGCTATGACTCAGTAACCTTGGAAAAAATTGCTAAGGTTTGTCAACAATATGATATCAACCTTATAAGATACGAAAGTAACTTCGGTGATGGTATGTTTGGACAGTTACTAAGGCCCGTTATTGCAGAAATGTGTGGGGCCGTAGCTGTTGAAGAATATAAAGTAACCGGAGCAAAGGAACGGCGTATCCTTAATATCCTAGAACCAGTAATAGCACAGCACAAACTGGTGTTTAATACTAAAGCTATCAAAGACCAAGAGACACAAAAGCAAATAACAAGACTAACAGAGCGTCGTGGAGCTTTGAAACATGATGACCGGGTAGACTGCATTGCTGCTGCTGTGTCCTACTGGAGTGATAGCATTGGTATGAACCCTGATACTATTATTGAAAAGAATAAAGAAAAAGAACACAAAGAAACTGTTAAAGACTGGTTAAGCAATAAAAGAGTATTAGGGCTATTAGGAGAAAGGGTTAGTGGAGCTATAATGTTAAATGGAAAACCAGTAAAAAATAAAGAATATAAGTCTGTGTTTACTACTAGGAGAAAGAAATGATAGGCATTGTAACTGGAGCTGGGCCAAGAGTTGGTACTTCTCTTACAATGCTTTCGTTAAAGAATGCTGGTATTCCAATTAAAGGTTATAAAAACTTAGATTCTTTTACTGTTCCAGAAAAAAACAAAGAAGGCTATTGGGAATTACATCCTTTTGATTTATTAGAACAATATAGATTAGGTTTACTAAATAACCACTTTATTAAAATCTGGCCTCCATTATTACCTTTTATCAATCCTAAAGATATAGGTTGTATTGTTATCTTAGATCGTAAGGATAAAGAACAACACAAAAAAAGTTTCTATAGTCTTTTGGAAGAAGAAAAAAAACTACCTAGATGGCAAAACATAACAGCACCAACTGCTGAAGATATCTTTGCTTTTTATAAGAAAAACATACAACAATTTCTTACAGATATAGATGCAACTAAAATATTGAATGTCTATACTGAAGACTTGAATACCGAAATAACAAATGTTATCAAATTCGCAGAAAGAGGACTAACATGCCAGTACTAATAATGGGTGGTCTTGCTCTTGCTAGCGGTGTCATGGGTGCTTTTGGTCAGTCAGGACAAGCTAAAGCTCAGGCAATACAGCAGCAAATGCAGCAGGATCAGGCTAACTTTCAGAATCAAATGAAAGTTGATGCGGAGAATAGAGCAATTCTACGCCAGCGTCTTAACCAAGAAATGACAAATCTTTCCATCGCTAAGTCCGCAGGTAAGCAGATGGGTTTACAGCAGTTTTATGCAAGGGAGGCTTTGAACAATGCCCGTGGTCAACTGTCTAAAAACACTCAAGAAGTTAATGCTCAGT